TGAGCAGACCGACTATTACACCATGCAGGGAAAAAAGGGGAATGTTGCATTTCTTACTGGCGTGCGCGCAAGTGAGTCAATGGTTCGCTACAGGTCGGTTGTCCAAAAACTTCACGAAAACTATATAAACATTCCTTATAGGTTGAAAAAGGGTATTCCGTTAAAGTTTGCAAAAGTTATTTATGACTGGAATACAAATGATGTATTCAAGTACATAGCCGAAGAGTGCGGAGCCGAATATTGCGAATACTATGATTTAGCAGTACTAACTGGCAGCAACAACCGCATCGGTATTCCGCTGCACGCAACCGCCATCCGTAGAATCGGCGACGTAGTAGCAACTGAGCCTGAATTTTATGACCGACTATTTGAATGTTTTCCATATATCGATGCGCAGCGTAGACTATGGCCAGAATTTAATGTCGAAAAATTAATCTCTAGCTATTCAGCAGATGGATTCGATGGAGCGTCAAGGTTTATTGACGAGTACCTCATAGGGGATCGACGAAAAATGGAAGCCAAAGTCTATGTTTCAAAATTTAGAAAAAAACATCTGACAGATCCTCATGGTTATCCTGTCAGTTGGCTTATAAGGAATTTAATGCTGAACGAAATAGATGTTAATTCACCAACCCCGGTGGGGCCAAAGACACGAGCGTATACCGTCCGTGAATCAGAAATAGAGGATGCAACGGAATGATAGATATTCAGTATGTCGAGCATTCTCAGCTCTCGGTCCCTGCTTGGAGAGCAACCTACGTTCTTCGTCCGGAGATGTTAATAATCGCTGGTTCACTTTCTCAGCATGGATTCATACAGCCACTCCACGTAAGGAAGGATACTGGCGAAATAATCGATGGTTCAGAAAGATTCTTAATTGCTACGAGCATTCGTGAGCTTCTGAGAAAATCAGATGGCTTAATTCCCGTAGTTATGCACGACGTTGACCAAGCGGATGCGATGATGATGCACGTCCAGCTAAATAGAGGTCATTCGGTGATGACTGCAGCAAAAGTTTCAACGATAATCAGAGCACTAAAGAGATCAGGAAAGTATTCTGCTAGAGATTTTGAGTCGATCTTATGTATGCGGTCAGAAGAACTCTCATTAATGCTTGACGGAGACCTAATAAAAAATAGAAAAATACTTGAACATAACTATGCTCGCGCATGGATTCCCATAGAAGCCCCCTCTTCAAAGGTGGAAGATGTCTTCGTTATTGAAAGACCACCCAATCCTGACCGTTGAGTAAAGCTTTTTCTGGTATATTTTTTAAAAGCCAGAGGAGTTAAATATGCCAGGCGTACGCTACGGTCCAGATATTGCTGATGATGCCGCTTATGTTATGAATAACCTCGTCGACATAAATCGTCGATACAGGGAAACCGGAAAACTTCCTAGAGAATTTCAAAAATTTGCAAAATTAGCTAGAGAAGTATTCGGAGTAAGGGAATCCGACATAAGAAAAGGCAAGTACGGAGACCTTTCTAGACTTGCGCAATATAGCTCTGCAGGAAGAAGCGCACGCGGCAAGGCGTACCAGAGAGCAAAACTTGCACGAAGTTGGCGCACAAAGAAGATAATGAAACGCGGACTGCGCCAAGAGTTCCAAAAAAGGGGCGAGAAGCCATCTGGCCGAGCACAAAGCGGCGTACGTAAAACGAGCCGAGGAGATGCTATTTCGGGGATTTCCGGAGTAGAAAGGCAGGGCCGAGGTGGAGCCACTTATCTTGGCAGAACAAAGACCAAGACTTTTGATAAATTGGCAGATGCCGCCTATGCAAGAGCAAGAAGAAATAAAGTTCAAATAGGTGGAGCAAGAGTAACTCAAGCAACTGCTGCGTCAATAGACAAGCTAAATATAGCGCGAACAGGAAAATTTCTTCCAGGGTTTGATGGTCAGCCTTTTGGCGGCACTGGCCGCAGGAGCGGTTCCAGCATTAGACCTCCAAAATCTAAAACCGCTGCGGCAGCGTCTCAAGCAAAAAGAGCAAAGACCGTAAAGGGAGCAGGAAAACCAGGAAGAAACTCCACGGCAAGAGGTGGAAGATCTCCAAAGCGACCTAAAAAATAAAACACTTAACTAAATAATCAAATGTTTTTCGTGCATCCCTATCAAGGGTTCATCGTCATTCTCGCACATGTCTTCTAGAAATGTTTGACTTTCATCTCCATAGTCCTCTTCGCACATGAATTTTTTAAAATCTTCTAAAGGTTTAACTTTTGCTATGTAATTTCCGTCTTCATCTTTGCCGACTATTTTTACACCTGCTGCTATGAGCGATATAACCGAGATGTCCCACATTGCTTGAAGAAAATCGTTTAAATTCTCTTCGTATTCCAATTCCTTGTCTTCATCTTCAAAGAAGTAAAATAGCACCTCTAGCATTTTTTGCAAAGACTCCAAGGTTGCTTTCTTTGCTTCTTTTTTGCTTATTGGCGTAATGCTTGATATATCAAGTGATGTTTTCATGTTTTTAATCTACCCTCTCGAAGGACATTGGTCAAACAGCGTTTTTACTTTACAGTTTAAGAATTGTTGTTTAAAAATTCTTTTACATTTTTTACAGGGGTAAAGCCGATAACGTACTCATCTTCTCCATTTTTTTCTAGAACTTCCATTCCGACGGAAGCCATGCAAGCCACTGCAATATTCCAAAGGTGATTAACAAATTCGCTGATTGCTTCTTCGTTGTCTAATCCCGTTTCATTTTCAGAAAAAAAATGCCACAGAACCTCGGTTACGTGGTTCAGGATATCGACAATTCCCTCTTGCCGCATTTCATCAGTAATTGCATTTTTGGGTGATGTCATAGTCAGAAGATAGGCCTTTAGTTTCGTCGAGTCAAGTATTCTATATAGACCGAAGCCCTTGGCAAGTAGTGTAAAATTAAAAACATACGATTTCGAGATTGATTGACATGAGGCAATAATGCTTGTTGGACTACCCGACATAAAGAATTACATGGATATTTCTCTCACTACGCGTCAAGAAGACGCTGCCTTAATGATCCTTGCCGGTCTGCAAAGCGAACTTGAATCCTATCTTCGACGCCCGATAGAAGTCCAGGAATTCACCGAGAGCATCCGCCTTGACTCAGGACATATAGGCATCCCATTGGGGTCCTTCCTCACGATGGGCGATAACGTCTTTGACACAAGTTTTCGCGAAACGACGGGAGTTGACGCAACGACTTTTGCGACTCCTCCACCGACGATATATCTTAAAAATACTCCTATATCAAACATAATCGAAGTTAAAGTGACGCCCCTGTTTGGCTCAGAAAGAGTTTTGGTCGAAGACACCGACTACGTTGTGAGAAAATACGGCATTGATTACTACTATGGCTATGCAGACGATTTGGTTGAAATAACATACGAAGCAGGACTGGATGGGGATTCGATCCCAATTTTCAAGCTATTAATACTGCGTGCTGCGGCTCGAGAAATGCAAAACATGTATGACGACGTAGTTGGCGTAAAGGACTTAAACACAAGAAACGTTGGTCCATTGATAACTGGCTTCCTTGATACGGAGCTTGCATCGGTCCGTAAACATAAACGATCGAGGATCTAAACGTGGCTGGCCGGAATGTAGTTGATGTAATAATTACAGTTGACGTCGATAACGACGAAGCCCAAGACAGACTCAAGGCAATGCGTGATCGAGCAAAGAATCTCAAACCAGTTTTAAGATGGGCTGGAGAAAAACTTGAAAGAGCTTATTCAGCTAATTTTTCTACAATGGGGAGTTTCTCCGCAATGGCCATGCTCCGTGGAGCCTGGCCACCTTTGGACCCGGCATACGCTGCGTGGAAGGCTACGAGGTTCCCTGGAGCTCCGACCCTAGTCAGGACTGGCGGGTTGCTCAAAGAGGTATCAAACATAAGCAGCAATTCAGCGAGCAATATTGACGATATGGAAGCGGAATTCGCAGTCGTCGGAAAAATTCCTAAATTCCATCAGTACGGAACCGAAAACATGCCTGCACGTAAAATAATATTCGTACCTCGCAATTTTGATCAAGATCTAGCGGATCAAACTGCTCGATTCATAAAGTTTGGGAGCTAGTTGCTTGATTTACTTAATGAACGGTGCTCATGCTGCAAAAAGTTACGTCAATGAGTATTTGACAACCGACATCCCAGTTCGGCTGATTACATATCGCAATGGGTGGAATCTAGATAGCACAAAGCTCCCAGACCCAGAGCAATATCTTGTCCACGAACCTTTGGCAATAGATGGTTGGCCATCAATAGTTACGCTTGTTCTTTCTACAAATCAGATGCAGCGTATTGGTTTTGAAAATAACAATCCTATTTATCGAGTTTCTTATTCTATGCGTACATATGTATGGATTCGCACCGAGGGGTCCCAGGAATGCAGCCTCATGAGGGACAGAATGATAACCGTTGTTAGGTCATCGATACTGGACTATCCCTGCCTAAAGGCATTCGATAGTAGATCAAATTTCCGAATTCTTATTGACGAGGGTACTATTCGTGAAGAATTTTCCGATACAACGCTACTAAAAGGCGAAAGGTACATGGCCGGAGCCTTCCTAGGATATACCCTTGAAATTGACGAAGTTGTTGAAAGACTCGACGTCGGAACAATAGCAACATTTGACTTCGGAATACAGACAGCTTCTATTGGTGGTCTACTGCCAATATTTAATGACTAATTCAAAAAATACGAATAGATAGTTGCATAAAATAATCATCACCGCTCTGTACAATTAAAACCAGTACGGGATTCCCCCTAGAACAGGAAGGTCCTATGCCAGGCGTAGTCATCTCAACATCAATTAGAACAGGCCCTTCAACGGCGACAGTACGTGAGTCATCACAGCTGTTTATCGTTGGCTTAGCTGAACGCGGTCCCTCTGATACTGCCACGCTCATACAGAGCATTGCGGAGTACGAAGACGTGTACGGAGAGTACGAGTCAGATTCTTACACTCATCCACTTGTCGAAACCTTCTTTGAAGAAGGCGGCACGCAGTGTTACGTAGCCAGAACGGTGGGCACCTCTGCCTCCGCTGGGTCACTGACGCTTCAGTCCGGCTCAGTGAATGTCCTTGCTCTTACCGCAAATGGCCCTGGCGCCTGGAGTGCCAACGTTGACATTCAGGTAGAGCAGCCAACAGTTGGAACTACTTTTAGAATAAATGTTTTTTACGATGATGTGATAAAGTACTCCACGGGTGTTGTGTCGACAGTTTCTCAAGCTGCTGGAAGAATAAATTCATCAGCAGTTGCCACAAGATACGTTTCAGCCTCTGTGGTCAGTACTTCAGGAATCCCAAGCATACTTGCGAAAACGGCACTACCCGCCGGAACCGATGACCGAGCAACGGTGGTCGACGCAACCCACCTTGCCGCGCTTGAGCTCTTTTCTGATTCTTTTGGAACCGGAGCAGTGATTGCCGCTGATTCGAGTAGCGACGCAATCGCTGCAGGACTTGTAACGCATGCCAATAATTACAATAGGGTTGCATTGCTTTACGGGCCACAAGGCGACACCCCTGCACAAATTAAAGCGATGGCTCTCAGTATTCAAGCTGATGAATTCGCAGAACACGCAGCACTGTACTATCCTTGGGTAGTGGTTCCTACCCCTATACAGGGAGTTACGAGAACAATCCCACCAGTAGGATATGTCGCTGGGGCAAGATCTCGTGCACATAACGGAACTGGTCCTCACGCTCCTTATGCCGGGCTAACTTCCGCATCTAGATTTGTTTTAAACACTTTTACAGAAGTCACAAAAGCTGTTGGAGATGAACTGGACGAAGGTTTTGTCAACTCAATCAGAGGAATTCAGAACTCGGTTCGCATCTATGGTGCGCGGTCGTTGTCTTCAGATACAGATAACTTCCGGTACATAACTCAGCAGGACGTCGTTAACAGCATCGTTTCGGCTGCGTACCTGTCTCTTGAGGACTTGCTATTCACCCCGATCGATGCAAGAGGTGCAGTTTTTGCAGCAGTCGAGGCAAAATTGCTTTCAATTTGCGCAAATGCGCGAGACATTGGGGCTCTTTATCCAGCCTTCAATCCTGCAAATGGGACACTGCTTGATCCAGGATTCACCGTAAAGTGCGACAGGACAATCAACCCTGTTTCGCAGCTTCAAAGTGGAACAATCAAAGCTCGAGTCGGCATTCGCGTAAGCGCAATAGGCGACAAAATTGAAATCGACATTATTAAGTCCAACCTAACCGCTTCAGTGGTTTAATCGGAGGAGAAGCTAAATGGCTAAGATCGCACAAAGACAAGTACTCGCCAATATGGAACCGAGCACTTTTTCCAGCAATTCAAAACAACAGGGCAATATACAAACCAACCTTCCGAAGTGGGGTGTTTTTAAGTTTGCGCAAGTTTCAGGTGGAGAAATAACCGCTTCAGTAGAAAAAATCTACGAAGGTGGCAAATCACGTCCGACCGTATTGTGTGCCCCTTCGGAAATAGGCGATATTACGCTCACTGCGCACTACGACGACGACATGACTGAGGACCTGGGTGAAGCAGGTATTGGGAACAAAATTCAAAAACTGCGTCCGTACGTTGGTCTTGCATACTATGACATTACTGTCTCGGTCTACGACTGCGACATTAAAGATCCGACCCTCGATCGCTTGTACTACAATGCACTCCTCGTAGGGCTCACGGAAGCCGAAGGCGACTCGTCTTCTGGCGCTCCGGCAACTTTTGCCTTGACATTTGCAATTTCGGATGTTCAGAACCCTGTACCTAAATAATAACTAATATAACTAGTTACACCTTCAGCAAATTAACTGTGCTAGTTTAAGGCGCATGACCGAAAACTCGCTTTACACACACGACGATGCCGACTCAGGCCGTTCAAAAAAATCAACACGAGACGACTCCATCTTGGAGAAGCCCAAAGAGGAAACTCAATTAAATCGGCTTAGAACTGTAGTTCAGCAAAAAGTTGAGCGCCCTATTGTCCTGATCCCGGTTCCAGAGCGTCTTGGGGTGAGCCTTAGAGTTAGCCCGAATATCACTCAGTCTCAGATGAAAAACTGGCGCAAAAATGCTGGCGAAGACTCGCGTAGCGGCTTAGATGCAACAAAATTTGCATGTCTAGTAATAGGACATACAACAATTGGTTTTTGCATGGATGATGAGGAAATATTCGACGACAGCGGATACAACCTGACTTTTGCTCATCCCGCAGTTTTGGAAATGACCGAAGTAACTCGACCAGTGCCGGACGGTGTAAGAGCACTTTTTGGGGTTGATCCTCATATTGAATCAGCCGCTCTGGCGATTCTTGACGCTGCCGGTTACTCGGATACGGTTTCAGCTGTGGACCCTACGAAGGAGTCCTCGACGAACTAGTCGAAGACTCTTACATTAAATCCGCCGCAAGACTTGCTGAGCTATTTAACGTTAATCCATTGGATCTTTTAGATCTTGACGACACTAACTGGGCTATACTTTTTGCTTGTGCTAAAGTAATTAGTAACGACCGCGAAGAGCAAGAGAGAAAGTCGAAGACTCAGAGGTAATCCTCATAGCTCGGCAAAACCTTACACTCACGTGACCTAAAAATCACACGGAGCAGTAATGGCAGACGAGAAGGTAAATGTACTAATTAAGTTTGACGCCAAAACGCGTCAGCTTGATACTGCCATAGCTAAAATGGCGTTACTCAACAAGTATGAAAAAAGGTTCGCCAGCGGTCAGCAACTTGAAAGATTTGCATCTCGTGGATCCGCAGCAGCAGGACAACTTGCCAGTAAATGGAAAAAGAGTTTTGATCTCATAGACGGCGCGGTCAAAATGACAGGAAAGTTCCTCACGGGATTTTTGAAGACTGCCATTAAAGGGGTGATCGCCCAAATGGGGCTTTTCGGAGCCGCAATGATGGGTGTCCACGCAACATTTGTTCTCGGGCAGTTTGCTATGAAAGCCTATCGAGGAGCCATGCAACTTGTCGCCGGAGGAGCGGCAGCAGCGACTATGGCTATAGCGGCATTTTCTTCTGCTCTTCGCGAGCAGCAGGCAGCAATGTTCGCCTACAGAGGCAAGGGGGCGAATGAGTTCGGTTCAGGGATGAATCAAACGCGAATGGGGATGCGAAACCTTCAAGCAGACGCAAGTCTTGCAACTCTCGGAGTCGAAGCACTCAATAAAGCATATGGCACTATGTCAAAGTCGATGAACGTAGCGCAGATAAATGCAAGCACTTCGACGATACGTGCTCTTATGGACTTCGGCTCAGCCGGACAAGATCCTGCAAAAGGGCTAGAGCAAGTAGCAGTAGTAATTGAAATGCTGTCAAACAAAAAGAAAAACATATCAGAAGTTATTACCGAGGCCAAAAAACTTGGTCCTGAGATGGAAGAAGCCTTAAAGACAGCAAACGTAAAAACTAAAGCTGAATTTGAAAAACTTCTTATGAGCGGTCAGCTTGCAAAGAAGGGTGGAGTGTCTGGCCAATTTGGAGAAATCAACAATACTTTAATAGGGCAGCTTAAAAGTTACTTTACGCGCATACGTGTTGAGTTTGCAGACTTTGGCGATCAGTTTCTTGAACCACTCAAGGTTGCTTTTGAAAAAATATTTGACATCATCAGAAGAGACTTAACTCGCATCGAAGCAACGATAATGCAGACTGTCGGAACGCAAGGGATGATAGACGGCTTCGTTACGGCAACTGACAAAATAAGTAATTTTATGGTTAAACTCATGCGCGAATATCTACCAAAGACTGTTGGTATGTTCGGGCGTATTTCCGAATGGATGGAAGATTTCAAACGCGGATGGAACATTGTTTTAGACCGGCTGCGTCCACTAATAACTGGGGCACGCGTTCTATACAATGCGCTTTCGCCAATTTGGCAAGCAATAAAAGACGGTTTAAATCAAATATTTGATTTTAATGATCAACTGATAGGGAACGAAGCAAACTTTAAAGAATTCGGAACAAATATTGCTGCGATAATTAACGTGATATCTGGCGCCTTAGCAAACATGCGTTCAATTTTTGAAACCATCGCTCCTTTCATAAATGATGTCATGAAAGGATTTGGCGATGTTTTCAAGATGGTCACTTCTTTCTTGACAGGCGGTGCCGGGAAAAGCTTCATCATGGCATTAGCCCCCCTGATCGCGATGCAGACTTTGGGATCAAAATTAGGCGCAACGAGTGGTCGTATGGCTCCCGTGCTTGGATCATTCAGCAAGGCAGTAACGATACAAGCCCAAACAGCAACGATTGTTGCGGCAGGCATGAGCGGAAGGGTTGGGGCATTTTCTGGAGGTGGAACCGGCGGTGGGTCAAGAGTCATGACTCCACTTGGCTACGTTTCTAGCGGCGATACCATCGCAGCCCAACAAGGTTTTGCTAGCGGCGGTGGAGGATCTTTTGGTTCCATGAATGCGGAAGCAGTTGCCGCGGCAGCGACAGGAGGCTTGCAGGCTGGCGCCGATGCAGCAAATAATTACGCAAAGACATTTGCTATAAAAGATCAAAAAATGCAGCAAGAGAAAAATAAAGGTTTTTCTTCTGGAGCGGCTGATGACAAACAAAAAGCAGCAGCGGCGGCGGAAGCAGCAAAAAAGACAGCAGTTATGGGGTTCCGCGATCTTAAAAACATGCCACTTTCTGGTTTGAAAGGGTTTCTTAAAGCATCATCAGATTTGACAAAGTCAAAATATGGAGATGACATTAAAGAAAGAAAAGATTTAGCCAGAAGGCAAATTGCAGATCAGAACGCCCTACTAAATGGACCACTGGCGTATTTGAGTCCAATACGCAAAATGATGGAACCGATAACTGGAGGAATCGGAGGGGCGCTGGCTGGCGGAACCCCCACGAATGAACAATATATGCAGGCAACTGGTGGTCTCGGGTCGAAATATGAAACCCCTGAAGACCGTAGAGCCAGAAAAGAAGGACTCAGAACCGAACGAGACATGAGGCGTGAATTGCTTCAGGAGAGGCGCAAGTCACGCCTGAAACTGGCAGGGGCGACAGTTGAAGGTGGAATAAAAAAAGCCTATGGAGCTGCTCGAGGTTTTGGCGCCTACCTAAAAGGTCCAGCGTTCGATCCATACGGAGACGGAGGAAAAGGAGCCTACGTCGACGTTGGGGCAGCTAGAAATGAAATATTCGAGAGAAGACAGAATCGGATGGAGTTGCAAAACACTCTGATGGGCCGTACCGCTGCTCGTATTGGCTACAGGCGAGATATGGCTAGGTTGAACAGAGGGGAAGGAACTAAATTTGGTCGGGCCATGTCAAAGGTTGGCACATCTGGAGGTGCACGATT